GCCTCGTGCATTGATTTCATCATCCCGACAATTAGAGCTGTTTGCGCTGCAAAAATAACGCCAGCCTTTCGGTATGCTTTCCGCGCAGACAGAATTTTCCGCGCTCTTTTTTTAGATCCCATTATTTGCCTCGGTTGTTTCTGTGTCTATTTTGTCTTTGTAGTAATGCGTCGAACGATACCAGTCCCATAGCGACGCTCTAATCTGTCCGGCAAGTGTTCTCTCTTCTTCTTTTGCGATCGTTTCGAAAATTTGTTTTACTTCGCTGTCAATTCGTAGGTTTATCACTTCAATTTTCTGTTTCATTGTTTCGTTGTCCTATTCAGTTCGATTTCTATAACCTCGACAAATTCGCACACTTCTTCAACCTCTTTGTATGGGCAGCGCGTCGGAAATAGGCGCGATTGGCCGGCCATTATTAACCGGCATGTTACATTGACATCGCTGCACGAATCGCATAAAAATGTTCTCACGTTTGGTTGTCCCCGCTTGATAATCAATACTCTCTTTTAACCCAATCCTCAAAGTCAAATATGTTCAGTATTCGGTCACTCGTCATTTCTGCTGCCGCTGGCCCTTTCTCCGAAGACACGCTGCTTAATCGCTGCATGTTGAATTGGTGTAGCGCTTCCGAAATGATGCTCTTGTTGTGCTTCTTCAGCGTGTTATGGTCGAAGTTACGGCATATCTGAACGATCCTGTCCTTGAGAAGTTCTTGCAGATCATGGTTGCAGTAATCATCGTAATGGCTTCCGAGTATCGGTGTGCGTGTTCGCATAATTATTGTGAGTTCTGCCTGGATTTCTGTTTGATTTCCAAGAACGCTCAATTTTTTTATTCGTATATCACTTCTGTCCATCGGTATACCTCGGTTTGTGTTGTTGGTGGTATTTAAAATGCAACAATTTCCAACAAAATACAACAACTATTTCATTTAATTTCTATTTAAAATGTATTTAATTTCTTAAGTTTCTCGAAATTATCAATTTCAATACACATTTGTATAAAAACTATTGACAATTTAAAGGCAATAGTGTATTATATCTATAGTTTCGATACAACTTTATCGAAAGACGATATGGCCGAAAATCAGACATACGGGGTGATGCCGAGCGGGGAACGTCAAAATATCCCCGACCGCTACCGCATACAGTCCGATCAGGCCCATATCAAAGTTCGTGACCTCAACGCCTATGATTTTTGCCAGCACACCTATGACGGATCCCACGGATACCGCGACGGATCGTATTTGATACCTCACCCGCGTGAGCAGTTTTATGAGACACGCAGGGAATCCTCATACTATGTCAACGCCTATGCGCCAATCATCAACGCGATGGTGCTGCCTGTTTTTAATACCGAGATCCAGCGGTCAACCGAAAACGAAATGTACTCCGGATTTATCGAGAATTGCGACAACGCCGGGACGCCGCTTTCTGACATCATGGAAACAGCTATTACTCATGCGCGGATGTACGGGTTGACGTTTTTGGTAATGGACAACGTAACCGCGCCACCCGAAATTGTTCAAGAGGCGATCAGCGCAAGGGCGTATCCGTACATTTACGAGCGGCAACCGCAATCCGTGGAGTGCACTGAGGTCGATAAATACGGCTCGTTGAAGTCAATCACTTTTTTTGAGCGGTGCGAGAAGATCGGAAAAGAAGAGCGTCGGCTGTTCCGCTGCTGGGATAAGGTCGGCTGGGAATTGTACTATAATGTCGTTTCCGAAGATACCACCAAGCGCGTCGTTGTCGAAGATGGCGTTCATGGCCTCGGGGTCATTCCAGTCATTCCGATAACTGGTTTTTGCAAGTCTGCGAGTCTGGCAGAGTTCCCGAACCCACCGACATACGACCTGGCGATGTTGACGTTTGCGCTTTTCAACAAGGAATCGCAAGTTGTCACTCTTGAGCAGTTCCAGGCATTTTCGCTGCTTGTCACCTCCGATTACGACATCAACTCGCTGACGGTTGGCCCGACAACTTTTTTAAACTGTGGCGTTAATGCAAAGTTTGCGCCACAGTACATCAGCCCGAACACCGACAACGTGCGGGTGCTGGTAGAGGATTGCGAACGCCTGAAAGAAGAGATTTATAAACAGGCAGGACAAAAGGGAGTTATCGGTGTAAAGTCTCAAGAGTCTGGCGTTTCAAAAGAATGGGACTTTCGCGCAGAAGAGGCTGTCCTGAAAAAAACAGCTCTCGTTGCAGCCGACACAGAAGATGAAATTGAAAACCTATTTGGTCTTTACATAAAGCAAGATATTGAAGTTGAAGTAAAGTATCCCGACAAATTCGCGCCGAACTTCCTTGCGCAGCGCATTGATAACGGACTCAAAATACTGCGGGAGATGCCGCCAGAACAGGTAGCATCTGAGATATGGCAAGAGATAGTCAAAGCGTTCTGGGATGGCGACAAAGATCGCGCCGAATTGATTTCAGAGGCAATTGCAATCGTTCCCGAAGATGGCGCAGACAATCCGGATACAACCGACACCGAAGAGACCGATGAAGGGCAACCGTCAGAACAAAAGGCGGTGAACGATGCCGCGTAATCCTATCGACAAAAATGTTGCCATTGTTTCAAACGCTCTGAAAAATATCTCCCCTCAGATGGTTGCCGAAATTGTCGATGGTATCGGGTCGTCAAATGATCCGGCTGTCGTTGCGCGTGTCGTCGCTGCTGTTTATAAAAAATATCAAGTCAAGCAGGTGCTGACCGACGCGATGCTAAAAGGGTTGACCGGTTCGCTCGCTGCCGGGGCGCGGTTGAAGATATCCGACATTCCAGTCAAGTCTGTCAAAGTCTGGTATCTCGAAAAAGCATACATGGCCGATGGAAAAAAGTTCAAGCCGTCGATCAATGACCTATCCCGCACCACAGAGATTGTCGGAACTGTTCGCCGCGGGATGCAGGCGGGTAACTCATGGCGCAAAATCGCACAAGACATGCGAGATAAAAACATTCAGGTCGGAGACGTTGCAAAAGACGTTCAGGGGCTCATTGATGCCGCAAGAAAGTCCTATGCGCTGACCGGTGACGTAAAGGGATACGGATCATATAAACGCGAAATAGAGGCCGTTAAGAAGCGCATAGCAAAGCTTGTTGATCCGAACACGTCGAAGCTTAAAGCGGCCTATTCTGAATTTGTGAAACTTACGGATGGTGCGTCGGCGGAGGCGGTAGAACGTGCGGCAAAATACGCAATCTATCACAAACAAAAATACAACGCCGAGCGCATCGCCCGTACCGAAATGGCAAGAGCATACGGACAGGCAGCGCATACCGAGATGCACTATGATGATGGCGTTATCGGATGGCAGGCGGTACTGTCGTCTAATCATTCTGTCACGGATATTTGTGATTTTCACACCTCGGTTGATCTTTACGGAATGGGATCCGGAGTGTACCCGAAAGGCCATGGGCCGGAGTTACCATTCCATTGTCAGTGCAAATGTTTGATCGACCCTGTCTATTCCGGGGAAACAGACGCGAAGAAGCCGAAAGACTATTCTGCGACCGGAGGCGAAAAGTTTCTGAAGAGCGCAACAGAGAAAGAGCGTCGCGCCCTGCTTGGCGTTGAAGGCGCGGAAGAGTTCGACAAGAAACCGAAAACATGGGCAAGCAATCTTAAAAACTGGAACGGCAACACACCACAACCGGCAACGATACCGAAAGAGGTCTTGTATGGTGGATGATCAAGATATTTCCGACATTCTCGGCGGTATCTCTACCGAAGATTCTGATTTAAAAGCACTCAAAAAACACGTTGAGGAACTTGGTTTCCGTTTTGATTCTGTTCAAATTTTTGCGACAAGACATGAGCCAGATTCTGGCGGCACCGTGAATTGTAATTTCGGTTCAGGAAATTGGTATGCCCGATATGGACACGTCCAGATGTGGGTAAAATATCAACAGGCATGCGAAGCAAACAATCTCTCGAAAGGGGTTTGATATGGCATTAAGGTATCAAGGAACAATTTGGGGAAGCACGAACACGGACATCTCAACAGATGTCGTCGTCGGTGACTTCTCAAGCTCAACAGCAAAGACCGGTTTGCCGGTAAACGCAAGCCGAACGAAGGTTCTTGACGTTTGCGCCGATGATGGCGGCGACGTTCTGGCTGTTGGGTCGGCGGTTCGTGCGGTTCGGCAGCGGTTGCTTTTGACAGCGACGCATACCGGCAACGTTTCGGCGTTTGGTGGTCAGAGGCAGGTTAAAATCACCGGCGACGTTTCAGGCGTGACCGGGAACATTGCTGGCGGGTGGGATCTCCTGGAAGGCTCTGCGGCTGCCTCTGTCGGCGTTGCCGCTGCCGCGACATATTCCATGGTCGATTTTCCTGCCGGTTCGGTAATTGCTGCGAGTGGCATTCTCGCAGGGCATCAGATCGGGGCCTATTCGCTGGGTGGAACGCATACCGGGAAAGCGGCGTGTATCAACATGCCCAATCCGGCAAACGGAACATGGGACTATGGCATGATCTTCGGCGACACAACCGGGGCAACTGCTGCAAACACTCACACTATCGACTCTCATGCGCTGGCCTTCATTATCAAGGTTCGCGTCGGAGATGTTGATGGCTTTATCCCTGTTCTTGCGGCGGTCCCGGCATGATAACGATTCAACACCTAACACACAGACGCGATGAACTCGAAACCAGGAGAGAAAAGGCGCAGACTAATTTTCTCCTTTTGTCGGGTGCAATCGATGAGATAAACGGCCAGATAGACTGGCTGTCGAAGATAGAAAACGAAAAGAATGCGGCGCAGACCGCGACATCCGGCGACGTTGTTTACCTCGATGAAGGTGACTTCAAAGCCAAAACAATTACAACTCCGTAGAGAGGATTACCATGGAACTCAGTGAAATTTTGAGCGAGATCGGTGAAGAGAAAGCTGCCGTTGTGAATGCTGCGATTGAAGCAGAAAAGAATCGCGGAATCGAAGCGGCAAGGAAAAAAGGTCAGGATGTTAACAAGTTCATGAGCGAAACAAACAAGCACAAAGACCGCTTTCGTGCAATCGGCCTTGATCCTGACGGCGATCTGGACGCTCAATTGGTTACGATAAAAGAGCGCCTTGAAAAAGCGACAAATTCAAAGGGCGAAGATGATCCTGCTGTCAAAAAGCTGGAACGTCAACTCGCTGCGATTGTCGCAAAACTTGAGGCGACGGAAAAGGAGAAAGCGGAGGCAACACAAAAATACACGAAAACACGTTTGTCAGAATCGCTTCGAAAGGCGTTCGGCGACCAGATAAACGGTGTCGGCCTTGCCGTTGATAACCTTATCTATGGCGGGAAGGTTAAGCTTTCTGAAAACGATGAGGTCGTATTCGTCAATGGCTCAGACGAACTGACAATCGAAGAGGGTGTTGCCGCCTTCAAAAAGCAATATCCGGAACTCGTTAAGAACACACAGAATCCGGGAGGCGGATCGGCACCGCAGGGAAAGCCGAACAGTAAATCTATCACCATTTCGCAATACGAAGCAATGAGCGTGAAAGACCGTGCGACGTTCTTTGCGGGTGGCGGTGAAATCAGGTAACAATTTTCGAAAGGTTTTGAATCATGGCTACGAACAATGTTTTGACCGCTCTTGCTCCTGTGCTTTACAAAGCAGCGCAGATCGTCCCCCGCGAACTGACCGGTATGGCCGCGTCGGTCGACACCACTTTTGACGCCAAAGAAGTGGCGCAGGGCGATGTCGTGAAAGTTCCCGTTATCAGCGCCGGGGCGGCTGGTGACTATACCCCCGCGATGACCACAACTGTCGGCAGCGGGACGACCCCGACGACCGTATCGGTGACGATGGGGTATTCCCGCGAATACACGTTCAATCTCCAGAGTGAGGAAGAGCGCAGCCTGCAAAACGGCGGAGACAACGCCAAGGAGTATCTGCGGCAAAACACCGAGCAGGGTATCCGCGTCCTGATCAACGAGATCGACGCGCTGCTTGCGGTCAAGGCGAAAGAGGGTGCATCGAGAGCCTGTGGAACAGCCGCGGTGACTCCGTTTGCGACAACCATCGACACAATCGTTGACGCAAAAACGATTCTCAATGTCAACGGCACCCCGATGACTGATCGGTTTATCGTGCTGAACAGTGCCGCCTCTGCAAACCTGAGCAAGCTGGTGACGATCAACAATCAGCCGGCAGGTTCTCCCGCAGAAGAGATTCTGCGCGGTGGCACCCTTGTCAACCTGCACGGGTTCAACATTCGTGAATCCGGCAACATTGCCGCGCATGCCGTTGGCACTCTTCCGTCCGGCACTCTCATGACCGCAACCGAGCCTGTCGGCGAAACATCAATCGCTTTCGGCACCGATACCAATGGCCCCTGGTTGGCCGGTGATGTCGTTACCCTTGGAAGCGGTGGCGGTTCAGGTACTGCCGATACTGCAAAATATGTCATCAGTGCCGCGACGACATCAAGCCCGTTTGTGCTCAACAGCAAGGGCCTGTTGATACAGCATGTCAGTGGCGACACCGTGACAACCTCCGGTGCGTATACCCCGTCTTTCGCGTTCCACAAGTCGGCGCTGAAGCTGGTTGCGCGTCCCCCGATTATCACTCAGTCTCCGTTGATTGAGATGACCATGATCGGTGACCCGCTTACCGGTCTGACGTTCCTGTTCTGCCGCATCGTCGGTGACGGTGTTGTGACGTACCGCCTCAACCTGTGCTACGGTATCGCCGTCGTTCAGGGACGGTACATTGCCACTATTCTCGGGTGATGTGTGTTGGTGTGGGTTGGGGTGTGCGGGTGATACCGCCGCCCCTCTTACGCCGATAGGAGTATCATGCAATTGTCGATGCACGTAGATAGTAAAAAACTTGAGGCTGCTTTAAACAAAGCAGGGAATACTATTTCCCCAGTGTTGCGCCTTGGTATGGTTAAGTCGACAAACATGATACGCAATTATGCGCGAAAGCATCATAAATTTGTATCAAAAAGTAATCGGCTTGAAGGTTCTATCCGAGCAATCGTTCACCCGTCGGGATTGTATGGAGAAATACTGCTTGACGAAGGCGTTGCAAAGTACGGGAAATATCAGCACGACGGAACAAGGCCGCACGAAATACGCGCAAAAGGAAAGCAGGCGCTGCACTTTGTTTCTGGCGGCTCTTCGTGGTTCGTTCCAAAAAAACCGTATATCGGAAACGGGATAAAGAATCCATTCTGGCTGAAGTTGCGCGAACAGGGCGCGAATGTTTCGTTTAAGGGGCATGTCAATCATCCTGGTGTCAAGAAAGATCAGTTTCTTTACAAGGCACTTGAGTTGAAAACACCTCAAGTACAAAAAACACTCGAAGAGGCTGTGCAATCAGCATATGAGAAAGCCGGTCTTTTATAATGGCAACATACATACAGTCGGCCGATATTACTGATTCTGTAATCCGCGCATTCGTGACCGCTGCCGATTCAAGATTAACAACGTGGTATAATCGCGTTGATTATGAGGTAATCAGTATCGCTCAGGAGCGAAACGTTTATTCGACAAGCATTATCACTCCTTTACATTATAAGATTCAAGAGTACGCGATCTGCTATTTCTGTTTTCTTGTATGCCAAGACGTATACGGAACGAACAACGTCGAAACTCCAGAATATGAAAAGTATAAACTAAAATTAGATTGGTATCAAGAAAGGTGCAACTCGTTACGCCCAACAATCACAGCCGAAATGTTTACTTACACCAGCGCATCGCTCTCGGCTCACCAGCGGGTAGGCTCAGGGCAACTATGGAGAGGCTGATATGCCAACCGTTGAAACTAAAAAAATCAACCTTGAAATAACTGAACACGAACGGGAATGCAGAGAAAAAAACGATTTGCGGTATATGACAAAAGTGTTTTTCACTGGAGCGGCAATAACAATTGTGCTTTCGTTCCTTGCAGGTGCAACATACTATCTGACAAACGAATCGGCACAGAACCAGAGAATTTACAAGGTCGAGGTAACAACTTCCGAGTTTTATATCATGACTGAAAAGTATTACAAAGAGACAATTGCAGCGATAAAGGAAAGCAAAAGTGGCACCGATATTAACCAGCATTGAAACAGCCATGAAAACGGCCATCGATGCGATGACCACGACCGGCGGATATAATTATAACTGGAATAATGTGCATCAGCCAGATATCGCGCTTGCCACATTCCCGAACAGCGTAATAATGATTGAGTCCGAAAGATGCGTCGATGAGTCGGATGGTGCGAGTGGGCAGCTTTATACAAACGAAGCTGATTTTATTATTATCGTTCGTGGTCAAATAACTTCGGTTACTGACATCCCGAACTATTCGGTAAACTCAGAGCACAACAAGGCCCTCGATGATTTAAAAAAGCTGTTCGGAACAAATTTTCATATCACGAATACGTGCGACAGGATAATGTATAAAAGCTCAGAACGTGAAATTAAAAATAATGGTGATGTTTTTATTCCCGGCGAACTGTTGACAAAATGGACTGTCTATTACAGACAAGATAGATTGTCGCCAGAGATAACCGGATAACAAAGGGGTATCAATGGGAACGAATTTAATCAGTATAGGGCGGTGGATGGCGATTAAAGCCGAAACGACGCCAGGAACATACGAAACAATTGCCGACGCCGATTTTAATCTGCGGTTGCGCAACATCGAAATTACTCCAAATATTGCCATTGACGATGAGGGCGCAAAGTACGCCAATGGCAACCATGCCGAAGATGAGTCTTTGCATGGTGCTCAATCGGTGACGGTCAAATGCTCTTGCCGCGTCGCTTGGGGTGGCGCCGTTGCCGTTGCGCCGGATTGGTGGAAGCTGGCTAACGCTTGCGGGTGCGGAACGCTGACGATCTACTCCGCTGCCGGAAGGAGCATCGTCGGGCGGCAGGCGTATGATGATGTCACGGCGTCGATCGTTGTGGCTGACAAAGAGATCGGAAGCAGTGGTGGACCGGTTACGACGCTATACAAATGCGCCGGATGTATCGGAGAGATGACCATTCACGCCGACAAGCCGGGAGATCCGTGGATTGCCGATTTCGAATTTCAAGGAAAGCTCGTTGACGTTGTTGACGGCACCGCGCTTGTTCTCACCGCTCCCGCTCCTGAACTTGGCGAAATGTTCCTTTCGAACGTCTGCACGGTTGACGGAGTTGCGCGGAAGATCAGTAAGTTCTCTTTTAAGACCGGCAACACGATTACCCCGATTGTCGACCAGAGCAACGCGACCGGATACAGCCACTTCGTTATTACAAAAAGACAGCCGCGTTTTTCGTGTGACCCTCTGGCAGTCAAACAGGCGACAACCGACTGGCTCAACGACCTGCTGACAGAAAATACTGGGACAATCACTCTCGCAACAGCCGCATCGTCGCCACACCTGACGCTTGTTATTCCCAGAGCGCAACCGCTCACAACTTCACTGGCGAGCCGTGAGGGTCTTGTGGCGTGGGAGAACAATTACAAGTGCCTTAGCAATGGCCCGTCAGCTGGGAGCCTCGTAATTGCCGCACTGACATACGAGGATACCTGGGAGCTGTTGCAAGGGGCAAGATCGTAGGGATAACACACCAACACAATGAGGTTTTCATGGATCATGTAATGGACGAAGAGACAAAAAAGAAAATGCGCGGGTTACTGCCGTATTCCGATAAATCCGTGCTTGCGTTCACGCCCGAAACGTATCAGCAGCTTGATGTTGACGATAAGTACAAACCGGTGTTTTACATGCGTGGATTGACAAGGGGTGAGCACATACTTCTGCTCGACCTTTCTCGCGGCAATAAAGAAAAGGACGAAATAAGCGCGAAGCAGCTTGAGGCGTTACGGTTTGTTATTACAGGCTGGAAAAGTCTTTTCGATGCAGCGTCGGGAACAGAGGTTGAATTTTCAAAAGACCCTGATGGCGGTGTGAATAGCAGTGTTTTCTATGCGCTGCATTATTCTGTTCAGATTGAATTAATTAATCAGATGTACGATATGTCTGGTTTGACAGCTGTCGAAAAAGTGTCTTTAAAGTCTTAGCTGCTGTCCATTCTGGCGCTATCGGGTTTAGTTGCTCGATGTGCCAGGATGACCGGGAGACGCGGGAAGCGCTCGGATGCGATACGCCAGCACAGGCGGCAGTCTGGGGGGATGATGAAGATGAATTTTTTAACTGTCCAATTCGGTGGCTTGGTTCAAATACTTCCTCTTGGTATGACCGATACAGGTACTACCAAGAGTCGGGAAGATGGCCTGAATACGAAACAGTCAATAATAGATTCTGGGAAGCGGTTTTATTTTACAAATCCGAGTGTGTCAGATTCTCTCAAAAATTGACAAAGCAGAATAGGCCGATCAGTAATAATTTAAGGGCGATGAGGCAACCAGATGAACACGATTAAAACGACGCTTCTCCTTGACGACAAACTAAGTCCAGCATATAAAAGTGCGGCGTCAAATGTCGCTGCCAATTCTGCCAAAATAGAGAAGTCTACAAAGAGCGCGACAGAAGGGTTTGCGCAACTTGCAAAGCAGGTGTTGTCAATCGAGATTATGCGCAAAGCGGCAATGGGGCTTGCTGGAACGCTCAAATATGCGGAAGGGTATTCCGAGTTAGCAAAGACGGCAAAGACGGCAAGTGATAACCTTGCAAAAAGTATCGGCACCTCCCTCATGCCGACGATAACAGAATTGACAAAAGGATTTTCAGAACTATCAGAAGAGTGTCAGATAGTCGGGCAGATTATAGGAGGTGCGTTTGCTGCCGTTGTCGCTGGCGTGAAGTCGTCGGCGATTGTAATTTATAAGGCCATTGAGACGGTCGTTGCCTTTCTTGAAATGCCAGTCATGGTTGCGGCGACTATACCAAAAAAACTACTTCCTTCAGGGTGGGCTGATGGTATAGACGAAGCTGCCGCAAACATTGAGCTACTCAGAAAGACTTTTGCCATTGCTGGTGAAGACATGGCCAAAGACGCCGGTGATTCTTGGCAAAAAGCAGGCGACATTTTAACCGGCAAACTAAGAGCGAAATCTACAACGCCTGAGACAAAAAAAGAAGAGGCGAAAAAGACATCTGAGCCGATGGATGCGCAAGTTGCGGCATTTGAGGAAAACAAAAAGGCTGTTTTTGATCTTGAGGCAATGTGGGCGCAAAATACGCTTGATATGAAAAAGGAGAAACAGGACGAATGGGACAAGACGTATCAAAAGAGCATTGAAGACGGAAAGGCACAAGCCAAAAAAGATGCTGAAGACTATAAAGCAAACCAAGAATTGAAGCTCGATGCGTCCCGTACTTTCTTTGGTGGCTTTTCTGCGCTGCTTGCGGTTGCTGGAAAAAAGAGCAAAGAGGCCGCTGTGGCTGCAAAGGCGCTTGCAATCACTCAGGCTATTATCGATACTGCTGTGGCCGCCGTTAAAGCATACCAGAGCCTTGCCGGGATAACGGTTGTCGGTCCTGCTCTTGGTGCGGTTGCTGCTGCCGGAACCATTGCATTCGGTGCGGCTCAGATCGCCACAATCAGCGCCGCGAAGTTTGCGCTCGGCGGCATCGTTCCCGGCAACCAGCGAGTCGGCGACAATGTCAATGCTCGGTTAAATTCGGGAGAAATGGTTCTCAACTTACAGCAGCAGGCGACGCTATTCGACATCGCCAGCGGTCGCGCGCGCGGTGGAAGCAATGTCTCGATAGGCGGCGACACCATCATCATACAGGGCAACGCCAGCCAATCGACCGTTAGGGCCATCCAGCAGACGCGACAGAGGCAATTGATTGATCTACATGACATGTTGTCAGAATTATCGTACAGCGGGAAACTGAGTTTCGCATGATAATGACAACGGAAACAGGCGTAACGGTTCAGTTTAAAGCGGATCCAGATTTTAAGCCGGACACCCGCCTTGCTATCGAGTGGTTTAAAAAGTCTGACGGAAACTATGCGGCCGTCGATCGCGGTGCTGCATCGGATATATATGAGTGCGTTATCAGCACATACGGAACCGAAATCTACATCAATGATATATGCGATAAAATAAACGACAACCGCATTGCAGAAGATAACGTAATTGTTTTAACAGACTTTGCAACCACAGAAAAAATATTCGGCGCAGAGGTTGTATATACGTCAATCAATGCGACTGTTTTGGAAATGAAGCGGCGCAACCAGGGAACATGGAAAGGGTTTGGAGTTGAAATGAGATTACGCGCAATTGCTCCTACTTTTTCCGGTTCGTATGTTGGGCCGGTACTTAAATATTGCGACGTTGGAATAGATGCAGATTCAGACTTGACAATACAAAAATATGATACCAATACAGGAACAATGACGTATATTGATAGTATGTCGGATTCAGGTTTGTTTACTGGTATTTTTACATTATCAGATGCAAATATGATAAAAATGAGACGCTATTTAGCATACGCTCGCACGGCGAACTGGGTGATGACCGATTCGTTCGGCGTTGCATATCCTTTCGGTATAAATTCAGAACACTCATACGATTTTGCAACGAAAATAATCGCATGGAAAGATTTGGGCATGTTCGGGGTTAAATGGTGGAGAATAAAATTGACTTTCGCGGAGGTGGTATGATGTCAAAATTCCTGTCTCTTAATACCAGAGATTACATTAAATCGGTGGTAGTTTCCGCGCTGACGGCTGTCGTCGCTGGTGTTTTGCCTATCGTTCAATCTGGAAAACTGCCAGACGCCGGGGATGTTCGGACGCTGTGTTTCTCGGCCATCTCTGCCGGTCTGGCGTACCTGCTCAAAAACCTGATGACAAATTCTAAAGACGAAATAGGGAAGGCTGAATGATCCCGATAATCTGCATTATTTTCATCGGCCACTCAAATATGACCGGCCACTGTCAACCTAAAATTGATACAACCGAGCGTGTTTTGTTCTGGTCTGACACTCGCGGATTTTTTCCTTACACTGAGCGAATGGAGTCGCCTGTCACACCGATAATTCGCAAGCTTAATGCTTCGGGGAATGTCTATGCCGCGCTAAATGTTTCGCACATGTGTATGCACGTTAAAGAACCGCTGCCAGAATTATTCGAACACATAGAGCGCATTAAGCGTTTGCCGAATGTAAAGTTCGGAGGTGTGGTTACGATGCTTGGTCAGCCGATGGCGAGAGAATACTATTGCAATGGGCATCACTACAATAAACAGGGATACGATCTTTTTGCATCCGAAGCTGTGAGGTTACTACGATGAAAAAAACTATTCTTTATTCTGTGCCTCGCCTGCGCGGCGGGGGCTTTACACTGAAAATCAATGGGGGTTTTATGAAAAATGGTTTGCTGTTTGTATTGGCTGTTTGCTTCGCTTCGTTTGGGGCAATAAACGCCTATTTTCATGCTACTCCATCCGGGGCTGGCGCAAAGGACGGTGCCGCATGGTCGTCGGCGTTCGGTACTGCAGAACTAAAAACATTTCTTGAAGGAACCGTTGCCGCCGGGAATGTAATTTTTATGAAACCGGGGACGTATACTCCAGGAGCAGCGATAGACGCATCCGGAAGAGATGCGTCGGTGACCTCTCCTGTAGCGATAATTGGAGTCAAAGACGCCACTACCAATGAAGGATCATCGGTCACGGGCGCGGATTGGATTTCACTTGGAGACACCGCAAACATGCCGCTGTTTGACAATGGCGCGTATGTTGTGACTTTTGGGGACTACTACCACCTATATAATTGCAAGGGGACTGGAACCGGTGTAAGGGTATTTGTTTTTGGTACGTATGGACGGGCGTATAATTTGAGGGTAGCTAATACTGATGCAAGTTCGACCGATGACTACTGTCTGGCGGGTGGTAATTACTCTGACTTTGTTAGGTGTTTTATTACAAGTGCGAAATCTCGCGGTTTGCTAATTGGGTATACTGGCCGTGCGATTGCTTGTAATTTTACCGATCTGCCAGACGCCACAAACGGTTATGGAATCATGGCGTCAACAAGCAATATGATTTATGGTTGCGTGTTCACAAATTGTAAATTTGCTGCTATTCACTTAGCCGCGAGTGCTGGTTCAACGATAATCGGGAACACATTTTATGATAACGCAATTGACATAAACGCAACAACAGCCGGACAGGCTTTGGTTATAAATAATTTGTTTGACGGAACCGACGCAACCGCTGTAAAGTGGACTACTCAGACCGACAACAATTTTATCCTGTGGAATCATGGATCAGACGCAAGATGCACTGATTACCTTAGCGGCGTTGACGCAACTACGGTTTACCAAGATTATAATGTAACTACTGGAGACCCATTATTTAAAAATCCTGCGGCTGACTCTCTACAATTGCAGGACGCTTCCCCCGCGCTAAATGTTGGCTTGGAGGCACGATGATACGATTTTTTTTGACTACGCTTATTTGTATTTGCGTGTTGCCATCTTGGGCGAGCAAGGGATTTTATCAAACAAATCATTCGAATAAAGGGTTTTGGCAATCCGACACGATAATATCAGGGGAATCCATAGATTCTTTGAAGTGGACAACACACCCCAAATTGTTTTATTCAACTTCCGATACTGCCGCACTGCGCGTTTCTTGCACTGGAACGTATAAACCAATTTTTGACTCGATCGTTAAATACGCTCGTGGTTATTGTGACGAAGGTTTGCCAGAGTTCCCCGGTGCGCCGACAGAGACGTATTTCCGGGACAACGGAAACCGAACTATTGTATTTGCCTTTGCAGCGGCAATGACGCGAGAGGACAGCATAATTACCCTCACCAAAAACTGGCTTCTTGAGTTTGCTGGATGGACCGAATGGGGTGGAGAATCTTCTCTAACTGAAAGGGATTTAGCTTTTGCGTATATGCTTTTTTCGAACGCCGTCGCTTTTGATATTATTTATAATCATCTCGACTATGCTTCGAGAGACAGCATAGAGCAGAGCCTCGCGAGACACACGCAAATGCTTTACTATGCCGCGCATCCGCCAAAAAATACTGGAGCAAGCTGGAATAACTGGTGGTATGCACAGTACGCACAAAATCATTGGCATATATGTAATAGCTCTATTGCAATAGCAGGTCTTGCTCTTGACAGTTCTGAGGCTGACAGTAGTCGTTTTGCTCAATGGCAATCATTCGCTACCGATACGGTAATGAAAATTGATAGTACCTCAAAAGCTGGACAGGGAGATGGAACTTGGGCCGAGGGGTGGCAATATCAAAATGCTATGATGGCATACACCTCTACAATGTACTCGGCATACAAACGAGTAAAATCAATCGACAAAAAACCGACAGAGTATTTAAATAGATACGTTGACAATTGGAAATTTAATTTTCTTCCAAATAGCAGCGAACCACTTACGCGGTTTGCCGATTATACCTCTTTTGGTGGGTATGCTATTCTCGGTGGGTTGCCGGTATTGAAATATCTTGGTAACGAGCTGAACAATGCAACAGCGCAATGGCTCGGCGACTCTCTTCAAAAAGTTTATGGCTCGCCGTTGGATATAAATACTATACACTGGCAGGTGTTTTCTATTTTATATAATGACACAACGCAGACTAAAACAGCTCCTGCAACAGGCGGATACAAATATTTTAGCGATCTCGATGCCGTATATTGGCGATCCGGGTATGATACCAACTCTGTCTCCTTTGCTCTAAAGTCAACTTTTTCAGCAGGTAAATTTCACACTAATGGCGACCTGAATAATAGTTATCCATATACGACAGGAGACGCTTTAGAGTCGGCCAACGTCGGGCACATGCACCACGACGCAAATAGTATTTATTTATATCGCGGAGCATATCCCTATGTAGCAGAATTGGATGGTCTTAATGAAAAAGCTCTTGACGAATTGCACAATACTATTTTGGTTAGCGATACCGGACAGTATCAGGGAAACTACGACACCAAAGTGTACGCAAACACTGGAGGGTCGATTTTAAAATTTGGTGGAACGGCAAAAGATTTTTATGTTTGTGGTGACGCTGCCAAAACATACCAGCTAAAGGCGGGGACTTCTGAGGGCGCACCTGGTGGGGCTTTGCTCGACGAATATAAACGATCGGTAGTTATCAATGATGGCGGGTATATGCTGGTTGTTGATCGCGTGCGTTCTTCCGTTGCTAAAAAAATATCATGGCACTGGAACTTCAGTGAATTGACTGGAAGAGCATTATCAAAAGTGGGTACGTGGTATAAAGGTGCTGTTAATGGGGCGCTTGTTTGTGGGATGAAAAATATAGGCCCGGTCGTTTCCGATAGTATAGAAGAGCATTCTACGACATCGGGAACAAATTATTTTGTGAAACTGACCGAGGACGAATCGGATGACTTTCGCCAGAGTTTAAATTTTTTCTACCAGACAACAGCGGCGGCGTGGATTGACACCCCCACAGTAGTACAACTATACGGAGATACAGTTGCGGCGGGCGTGCGGGTTATCGGTGTCGATACAGTTGACATGATAACAGCGACCACCGATGATTTTGCATATTCGGTTGGCGGGTATACAATGGCGGGAATATCAGCCAGCATTACCCGCAACGATACAATCCCAAGAATGTTTTTATATGGAAAAAGTTTGTCATTTGGTGACTCTCTTTTAATTTCTCTTATTGATACCGGGGCAATAACCTGCTCTATTAGCGACGATACCTTGTATGCCTATTCCGATACAACTGTTAGTCCCGTAGGTGCGCGGATTTTAGCCCCTGGCGTTAATGCTGTTTTACTTAATGGGTCTGAAATCACATTTGGAACATATGGCGATTATATTGTTTTTGGAGCTGATGACACTGCAACACAGTGCTCCCTGACCGTCGCGACGACTACGGGCGGCACCGTTGACCCATCGGGACTGGTGATTGATACCTGTGGCGACGAAACGACGATAACCATGACCGCCAGTGAATCGCCCGGAGGATATTCGGAGGGATATTGGGTTCCCGGCGCAGGGGTAACGTTGGTAGATAGCGCCGACGCAAGCACAACGGCAACGGGGTCGGGAACGGTCACAGCTCATTTTTACTGTCAGCCGGCCGATATCGCCTACGCTCCAGATACAATTCAATGTACGGTTGGTGTTGAGTATGGCCCGTTGGT